TTCTCCTGTAAAATCTAGGTGAGTATATTCCTTCCCACATCATAGAGTTTAGAGAGACAGGGAACGGTGAATCGTTAAATAACCGTAGTGTAAAGTTATCTGTTTTCTGGTGTATAGGTAATGTAAATACAGTCTGGTCTGACACAGCAATATCATTAGCTAGATAGTTGTCAGCATTAATAACAGGGTTTAGACTATACCACTCATCAAGATATATAAGTATCTTTACACCGTTAGCCGGTGCAGAGTTAAATGTAATCTTAGGTACAACACCACTTGTAGTATCTACAGTAAATGCTGTAGTTACCACGTTATCTAACTTGACTTTAATCTGGTCATCATCTACATAACTTAGGTCTTCATCTATCCAGTTATATACTGTAGTAGATCCATCACCTGTGTACTCACGTTTACCTTGACGTATACCTTTAGACTTTAGTTTAAAACCCATAACTCCTGACAATCCTACAGCAAACTTCATACGAGCTATTGTAAGATTAGCAGTAAAGTCACTACGTTTCATCTCTTGATCTATTTTATAATAAGTCTTAGGTAATATTACATCAAAGTCAAACTTAAATCCTACGATAACATCGCTAGCTACACTTGTCAAATTTTTAAATGGTACTTTAAAATATGTGTTACCACTTTCTACTACACGCTCTGGAGATATAGTAAATCCAGATTCAATAAATTGACCTGTAGCTGTAGTACCTTTAATAACTAGAACTGGTGTTAGATTAGTTGCATCATTGTATGGTATAAAGCATTTAGAAAACTCACCAGCTGTATCATATACAACAGAACTAGCTGTAGCATATAAATCTATACATGGATTTAGTTTCTGACCATCATTGTTAACAATAATAGCGTCGTCAGGACTCTGACTAAGACTAGCTTTGCTAAGTGTAAACTGTCCACCCTGTTTTGTTACAGCAAAAAATTCGTCAGAATCTGCTGCTATAGTTTGTACATTACCCGGTGCAAGCCAGTTAAACCATGTCTGTAGCTTTACATCTTTACCTTCTGTATACTGTCTAAAGAAATATATGTATCTTGTACTCTGTCCTGAGAACGCAATAAACTGGTTCTGAGCACTAGAGATTAATGTATCGACTGATGATGGTATCCATTCGTTTACAACTCTACCAATGTCAGCTACCTGTGGGTTTTCGTTTTCTCCACGTGTAACCATCGCAAAGACACGAGTATAACTAGGTGTCTTACTGATAAAGTTAATTGTAGTACCAGTATCAACAGGGTCGATAATCGTATCCATCTCATAGTTAGCTATGGTACGTATTACTGTTTTAGATGGTGTTAGTATACCGTCAGCAGATCCCATAAGAAACTGTTGGTTAGCACTAAATAGTACAAGACCTTGAGTAGATGGTATTACACTATGAAGTGCAACCGGTTTAACTGTACTAGCACTAAGATCAATAGGATCTGAGTCTGTAATAGTTTGTGCAGATGTATGATAGAAGTTAAAAAACTTAGCTGACTGACTCATAGATACAGTGTCAGCAGATAAGAACCCGAGTCTATTGTTATGAAAGAATGACTGAGTTATTTTCTGTCCTACAAATGATGGGTGTGCATTAGTCTCATCATCACCTACAGCTCTTGCATCCCATGTTACACGTTGAAATGTAAAAGCATTTACACCTGTGTTAAGTAACTCATGTGGCATGGTAGCAGCATCTAGTCCTGTAGATACAGCTGGAGATACAGTTTCTTCGTAGTAACCCGGTCCTGATGTACCATCGTTAGCTACATATTTTAAAAAGTATGCTGATGTGAGTGCACCACTGTTAACAACTTTAACAACATGATTATGCACTGACTCACTGGGTAGCTCATCTAATGTAGCAACCTGATCTTGAAATACATTTAACTGGTTAGCAAATGGTCCAGCTTTACCACTAAGTGTAAATGAAGCATTACGTGTTAAACGTATGTTATCTTTTAATTTAGTTGTTGTAAGTCCTGATATATTTAAACCATCTATACGACTCTTAAGTTCTGTTAACACCTGATCGTATGTTGTAGTACCACCTGATGTATATGCTGAAATAGATTGTCCAGCTACAGTCACCTCATATGTTGTGTTAAGTGATGTACCTGTAATTCTGATTGTACCTTGTCTGTTTGCATTAAATGTAGGGTCAGCTGTTTTAGCTACTACCTTAGTTTTGTTTGCAATTATAGATTTATCTTGTATCGTTAGGATGTCATAGTCTGTACGTGCTCCTGTAAGGTATGCCTGTGCCCCTGTACCGTACGTAACAGTAGCTGAAGCAAAGGTTACAGCGTTCCATATCGCAATGGCTCCTGTAGAGCCTCCTGACGCTGGTGTAATACACCCTATGTATTTTTCTGTATCGGTTCTAGATATAAAGAACCACTTAGAGTTGTCATATGTAGTGCCAGTACCTAGATTACCGATCCACTGAAACCCCGGTCTTTTTGTAAGACCGAAGGTTGGATCAGGATAGCCGTTGATACACTCCTCGACTTGACCGGGAAGTTTCTTATCATCAGATTGTCT